CTTTACAAATTAAATAAAATAGGCTATAAAGAGAATATAAGCAATAGCGGAGATTGTTGTGAATATCTTTTATGTAGACCCTGACCCAACTATTGCTGCGCAGCAGTTAGTTGATAAACACGTTGTCAAAATGATCCTAGAGTCAGCCCAGCTTTTATCTACAGCACATCGTGTTCTTGATGGTGTAGAAACAATGGGACAAACTAAAACTGGTCGCAAAGCTAAACGTTGGATCTTACAAGATGACCGAGAAAACGTATTATATTCTGCTACTCATATCAACCATCCTTCTGCCGTTTGGTGTCGTGATTCTGTTGAGAACTATAATTGGCTTGTTGAACATCTTTATGGATTGATGTTAGAATATACCTATCGTTACGGTCGCCAACACAAATGTCATGACATGGCATATATGCTCCAATCCCCTCCATACAACCTTAAAGATTATGAATGGACACAGATGCCATCATGCATGGCAGATGAGTATAAAGTGGGAGATGACCCATTAATAAATTACCGTAATTATTATAAAATTGGCAAAGCTAACTTACATAAGTGGACAAAACGTGAAGCGCCAGAATGGATTAGATATGAAACAGCCGCCTGATCTTAATAAAGTTACCTCGAGGATGAAAGAATTGATGAAACCTGTAGACATGCAGATTATGATGTGTGATGATACTCAGGATGTTATGATCATGGCTTGTGCTATGTTACAACGTGTTAAAGAGATATTCGATAATCAACTTGGTGTTGAAGGTCGTAAACAAATGTTTAAAGGATTAGCAGAATGAGTTACTTTACTGATGTGAAAGATTTCCACGTAGCATTTGGTCAGCGGGTTGGATCTTATCCTGAATTACCAAATACCAAAGAACGTACTCTTAGAATGAAACTTCTTGCTGAAGAGATGTATGAATATACTGTAGCAGAAAATGAAAATGATATTGTAGAGATTGCAGATGCTCTTGCTGATATTATCTACATTGCATGCGGTACTGCAGTATCTTATGGTATTCCTCTTGATGAGATCTTCAATGAAGTTCACCGTAGTAATATGGCAAAGCTAGTTGATGGTAAAGTACTTCGTCGAGAAGATGGTAAAATTCAGAAACCTGAAAGTTGGACTCCTCCAGATATTAAATCTATTATCGATGTCAAAAAATAACTTTACAAATTTACTATATACTAGTATGATTCTAATGTTAGTCCTAGGAGGAAAAAATGGTTGAAGTGATTGTAAGAAAAGCAAAAGATGTAGAGCATGTTCTTGGTACATTTATCACATGTAAAGATTATGTTGATCGTATCATCAATGAAGATTGTGATCTTTATTCTGAATCAGTTGATGGTACTATCTCTGAAGAGAACATTATCTTTAAATATCGCAAAAATGTCTTCACTAAAGAAGAGCAAGACTCTGCTTATGCTGGTCTAAGGGAAGCTGCTACTGAATCCCAGAACCGTGGTATGGCTGCTGGGCCACGTGGCGATAACCTCGGCCAAGAAGGTCGTAGCACTCGTGATTGGGTCACTGCTGAGCAGATTGAACTGTTGTCGTTTTTGGCTAGACCTGAAAACAGCATTGATGATGGCACCACGATTGAATCAATTCGTGAGAGCCATAAGAAAGGTTCTAAAGAAGAAACTCGTGGTCAGGTCTGGCTTCGCTCTGCTGTAACGGTAAAGTATCCAGAATATCACGGTTGGTTTGATAAATGGCTTGCTGGCATTCATAATATGTCACGTGCAGAGCAGATCAAAGAGGCTAGTTATATTATTGATAACTGGATTTCAGATACGAATTATGCACAGTCAGTTATGTCTGGTATTGCTGGATATTTCGATCGTTACCCACGTTTGCCATATGGTCGTGCCACTGCTTATACTGAAGCTAATCCTGAAAAGTTTGCATTAGCTTTCCCATATCTACGTAAACTCAATCAGCAGTTTAAAGAATTGCTCCCAATCCGTTGGGGTAATCAACGTCGTGAAGCCGATAAGCTCGACCCTAAATTCCTTGTAGATGATACGGTGTTCACCACACTTACTGTGAATCATAACTGGCGTACAGCCTGTCATCGTGACGCAGGAGATTTGCATGAAGGATTCTCGAATATTTGTGGTATTACTGGACCTGATGGTAAAGGTTGGAAAGGTGCTGAGTTCATCCTTCCGGAATTCGCTATTGCTATTAATCTACAGCCTGGAGATATGTTGCTTGTTAATAATCACGGTGGTATTCATGGTAACGATGCACTTATTGGAGATGATAATGATCGACTTACCTTGGTTTCTTATTTCCGTGAGAAAATGGTTACGCTGAAATCTTGGGAATACGAGAATCTCCGTCATCAATATGTTATTGACCGTCGCTCCAATAAAGATCATAAATTCTATCGTCCTTTATGGAACGGTGTATCTCCAAATATGTGGGCTGAGCAAGAGTGGGCAGAATACCTAGCAGCACATAATATGATTGATGAAGATGGTGTTGTTTCTGTTGGTAAAACAACTTCGCTAGAGGATTTCTTTTAATGGGCGAATTTAAACTCGGCGACTGCATGCCAGGATTTGCTGATGAGCAATATGATTATGCGTTCATCAGCCCTCCTTGCTATGAAGATCTAGTTGCATTTGGGGTTGATATCAAAAAACCAGAAACCTATAAGACAGAGTTCCTAGATAAGATTGTTCCTATGATGCATCCTAATCTTGGGACTGTGTCTATCTCTTTCACGGGTGATCGTAGGAACAATGCTAGGGTTCTTCCTAAATTCTATTATCTGATCAATAGCTTTTTTGAGAATGGGTATTATCTGAGGGATGTGAAATATACGAAAAAGAGTGAATCGTATAATGCATACAACTCCCAGATCATTCACATCTATTCTTTTCAGAAAGAGAATATCAAAGGACTATATAACCTTAGAAAGAATTCTTTGTACCAAACGTATGGTAAAGATTTCTGGGGACCATTCGGTAAGGAGATTTTAGTCGATGGTGAAGTCGTTAGTCAACCGATTGAGATTGCTGAGTATTGCATTCAGAATTACACCGATGAAGGTCACACTGTTTTTGATCCTTTTGCTGGCATTGGTACAACTCTGGCAGCAGCTAGGAATCTAAACAGGAATTATGTTGGTTATGAGATCAGAGAGGCTATTTGGGCATATGGTAAGAACAGGTATGGAATCTAATATCGATTACCGTGACATGGCCAATCGCCAGTTAGGTTTCGATAAATTTTATGAGTTCCATTGTAAGACCAATGATTGCTCTCCAGATATCGCAGTTGAACGTTGGATAGCAGATGATCTAAATTTCGATTTTGAAAAAAGATGCGTTATGGGATTGTTTCATGGCGCAACTTATGCTGGACCATGCGAGTCTATGTTTGCTGATAGATTTCCAGTGTTCACAGATAATGCACAGCCTCAAGTTGATTTCTTTTTTGAAAATAAGAAACGTCTGCTGTTCTCACCAGATTGTAAATATCGTAAGATCGTATTCGATAAATTCCTGTATTCAGTAGCTGAGTCTATCAAACCTTATGGTACACTTGGTAACTTCATTAGCTCATGTTTTGATAGCGAAGACAAATATAAAAACTACCTAAAGCTAAAACAGAAATGCTATGACAACTGGTTTCATTGGGGGCGTATGGGTCACTGGTGTTTCTCAGAGGCAATTGCTCGTTTCATTGATGCTCCTATTGAACCACCTACTATGGAGTTCTCTGAGGGTAAAAGCCATCGCTCAGGTTGGGCATTCTGTATCGGTAGAGATGATCTTACAGGCGATACTATCACAGCAGCTGAATGTGCTTACCTAGAAGAAACAGCTGCTGCATATATCTCAGATAAGAAATATATGAACGCTGGTTATTTCACTCTTGAGACAGCTTGCTGCAACTATAAGCGTCAGCACAAAGGTTCTCGTTATGGCGGTTGTTATATCGACGAGCAGCATACAGAAACTATGTTGATGAAACGTGATTGGCCAGAATACGATTGGTTGTGGGATAAATACCTTGAAGGTCGCCAGAATGTTATCCCTAAAGAGCTGCTATATGAGAACAGTGATACTAAATACGAGGAAGCATACTGCAAAGATTGGACAGCAGCTTTGAGAGATTTTGGTCGTATTCCTCGTATTGAAGCATGGCAAAATAATCAGCCGCAGGTTTGGATGTCTATCAAAGATATGCCATTTTTTATCTCTGAAGCTGAGAATTCCCTGAGCAAATTTTTTTAATATGGAGTTGTGAATGAAAGTTATTGCGATAGGTGGTGAGCCTGGATGTGGTAAAACGACGTTGATGAAACGTGTCGTTGAACACTATAAGGTTGAACCAAAATATGATTCGGTAAAATTGGTACCGTATCTTCAGAAAGATAATGTTTATATCTTAGGTAAATATGATTCAGATGGTGGAGTGTTTCAAGGCACTGACCGTATGAGCATGGCAGTTCAACCTGAAGCTGTTAAGTTTCTAACCACCTTACCTGAACACTCTATTGTTTTATTTGAGGGTGATAGATTATTTACCGCCTCTTTCCTTGAAAAAGTACTTGACTTATATCAACTTAATATAGTATATTTAAAGACTACTAAAGAAGTTCGGCAAGCTAGATATGTAGAAAGAGGTAGCGAGCAAAATGAGACTTGGCTTGCTGGTAGAGAGAGTAAGGTCTCAAATATCCTATCTAATTTCGTATTAATGTTTAATGTTGAGACATTTTATAATAATACTATCGAAGAGCAAAATGAAGTTTATAACTATATCATAAAAACAGTGAGTGATTACGATGACAGATGAATTGAATTTATTGGGCACACCAAATTTTGGGGTTGAAGGTGAAGTTAAACAAGATTTGATATATGATGAATCTGGTGGAGTTGTTGGTTCTGCTAGTCCTCTTATTTTGAATAAAATAGATGTCAATTCATCTCCTAATCCTATTCCTCCACATATTGAAATGGTAAAGAGTGAGGACATTTATGCTAAAAATGTTTTACCGGATTACAAATATGGTGAAGACAAATATCTTAAAGAAATTTCAGACTATATAGTAAACACCTATAGTCAGCATTACTCCCAGAACAAGTTTCAAGCTACAGAGTTTATTATTGACTCTGGTCACGGTACTGGGTTCTGTATGGGTAATGTTATGAAATACACACAACGTTATGGTAAAAAGGGTGACCGTAACGAGTGGCGTAAAGATTTGATTAAAGTGA